ACCGAAATACTATAAATGAATTGTGACTTTGTAATCACTGCATGTAGATCGAAAGCCGTTTCCACATCCAACCAGACAATCTTCCCGAAACGCTCCGCGAAGACATGGAAGCATGGCCAGACCTCATCCTCAAACTCCATAACGGGCGCACCTACCAAGTCGCCAAAGCCAGCAGAGGAGACGACATGGACACCGGCAAAACCCTTTTCATCACCATCACCGGCAACCCCTACGGACGGACCAGCCTATGAGCTACCAACTCAAAGTCACCGCCGAATGGGCTCGCAAACTCTCCACCCAACAACTCAACAAAGGTGGCGTACGCATGATGACCGACATCCTCCGCATGGCCCGCCAGAACGCGCCAGTCAAAACCGGTGCGCTCCGCAACAGCGGCCGCTTCCAACAAGTCGGAAACACCCACTGGCAAATCACTTTCGGTAACGGCAGGGTCCCCTACGCCAGCATCCGCGAACACGAAAACCGACTCCACCCAAACACCGTCCGCTATCTGGAACGAGCCGCCCGCACCGCAAGCTCCCGCACTAAAACCTACTTCAACATCTAAGGACGACATATGATAGACCTAGCAGTATGCATGACCCTCCAAAACGAGGGCTACGGCACTTACGGCCAAAACCTCTTCTTCGGTACCAGTCCGATTCTCGACACCGGCACCGTCACCAGCCAGGAAGGCATCTGGGTCAACAGCAACACCGTCGACATCAACGGCGACCTCTACACCGACCAAATCACCATCAGCAGCCGACACGAAGACGTCCTCACACAAGGCCGACTCATGCTCAGACTCCTCAACCTCATCAACAACACATTCCCCCACTACTGCCAGCTCACCTGCCAGCCAATCACCGACATCACCTACGAAAGCATCCGCACCCATCCAGCCACCGCAATCGACCTAGACGCCATCGACCACGAAGGACACTGGGTGAAAAGCATCCGCTTCCAAATCGACTACAAACTCGATCCGGCAACACTGTAAAATGAAAACGGCATAACACACCACAGTCAAAACCGGACGCTACAACCGAAAGGAAAAAAATGGCATCCTATCCACTCATCGGCAAGAAAACCGTCTACATCGACGACATGGTCATCCCACCCGACTACGTGCAGGATGAAGTCGGCACACTCACCCTCACTCCAAGCACCACCGAAATCGCCAGCCAGTCCGGCACCATCAAAGTACCGAACGGCAGCTACGACGAAATGAGCTTCGAGCTCAACATCATCTGCCCTAGCGTACGCTTCCTCGGCATGCTGTTCCCCGAACTTTACCACAACGCAAAATTCAAACGCGTCATCGGCGGAGACCTCGGTGAAACCGGCCAAGTCCGATTCGGCGGCAACGAATGCGTCTCCAACACACCACGAGACATCATCATCCACAACGTGTGCGACGGCCAGTCCAGCGCACAGGACTTCCGCATCCCACAAGCCCTCATCAGCGCCGGAGGCGAATTCAAAATCAGCCTCAGCGACCCATTCGTCGTCACCCTCACCGGCACCATGACCGCCAGCCCCGAAGGCGCAGTCGTCATGGGCGAACTCAACCTCGACGCGCCAAGCTACTACGACGAAAACACCGGCACCATCCAACCATCAAACAATGCCATCACCAGTCTTATCGCCACCCCATCCAACGTCACCTGCAAAGTAAACGAACCAGTGAAAATCACCGTGACCGCCCTACCGAACGGAGCTACCGGCACCATCACCGCAGAAAACTCATCCGTCGGGGCATCCACCGTAACCGACAACGGCGACGGCACTTGGACCGTCACCGCCAAAAAAGCCGGCCCCAGCTCCGTCGCCTTCAAATCTGGCAGTACACAAGTCACCATCCAAATAAACGCACAGGGAGTCAGCTCCGCCACCTCACAAGACACCACCCCAACCATCGAACAGGAATAACCAAAACAAAAAGGCCTGACACCGGTAAGATGACCTTCGAAACATTCAAACCAGTGTCAGACCAATCGTCAACACAATGGCAAAGGAGCCAATACCAATAATACCATACATAAGGAGCATCTAACAATATGACCACGCCAACCCTAACCATCGACACCCGTAAATCATTCCGCCAACTCACCGTCAAAATCGACGGTATCACCTACACCATGCGCCCACTCGGCTCAAAAGACATGCTCACCATCCTCGACAACGCCGGAGCACTCGACAAACTCTCCGCCGGCGAAATGACCAAAGAAACACTCGAAACCGCAGAAAACATCATCTTCCCACTCGTCGCCGACCTCATGACCCCAAACAATGCTTTCCACGAATGGATGACACAAACCAAACAACGCAGCGACCTCGCCTACCTACAAGCCATGACCGCCCTCTGCAAACTCATGGCCGAAAACCTCACCCTCGACATCAAAGGCTGACAATAAATGCGCTCATGGGATAGCCTCCTCACCCCCGCCGAAAAACAGCGGATGCAAACATACAAACAACAAGAAACAAAACAACACACTTCCCCCAGCATCCGCATCCTCGCCGAACTCGGAAACCTATACGGATGGGAAGCCATCCACGACGCACTAGAAAACAAGCTGACACCAAACCTGATGCTCAACTTAATCAAAGAAGGCCGCCACCTCCGACAAACCCACCTAGCCGAACAATACCGACTAACCTTCGAATGCCTTACCGCAGCATTCACCAAACACGGAGACCAAAAAATCAGCCGCATCATAAACGAGCTCGGAAAGGAACAATAAATGGCTGACTCCACACTCACACTCGACGCCGAAATCAACACCAGCAACTGGGAAAACGGCGTCAAAACCATCCAAACCGGCAGCCACCAAATCGAAACATCCGCACAAGAAGCTTCCAACTCCATGAACAACATGGACAAAGCCTCCAATAAATCATCCAACGGACTAGGCAAATTCTCCGCCATCGCCGGTGCCGTCGGCGGTCTCGTATCCACCGGAATCAGCATGGCCGTAGACGCCATAGGCAACCTCAGCAGCGACATCATCGAAGCCTCCGACAGTGCGCAAAAATTCGCCAGCACACTATCTTTCGCAGGACTAGACACAAGCACGATAAACCAGCTTACCGCCAGTACGCAACAATACGCGGACCAAACAGTATACAACCTGTCCGACATTCGCAACACCACCGCCCAATTAGCCGCGAACGGTGTCGACAATTACGCGAGCCTAGCGGAAGCGGCCGGTAACCTCAACGCGGTCGCGGGCGGTAACGCGGACACGTTCAAAAGCGTTGGCATGGTATTAACCCAAACGGCCGGCGCAGGCAAGCTCACCACCGAAAACTGGAATCAGCTCTCCGACGCCATTCCGGGAGCTTCAGGCAAACTGCAGGAAGCCATGAAGAAGAACGGTGCCTACACGGGGGATTTCCGTGACGCGATGGCAAAAGGTGAGATCTCGGCCGAGGAATTCAACAAGGCCGTCATGGACTTGGGTATGACCGATGCAGCCAAGGAAGCCGCCACCAGTACGCAAACCATCGAAGGTGCGATGGGCAATCTGGAAGCTTCCGTCGTGAACGTCGGCATGCAAATCTTGGATTCGTTCAAAGGGCCCGCCACTCAGGGTATCAGCATGCTTGCCGAGGGTATCGGCAGTTTGCCTCAGGCCTTCAAGAGCATGTCGTCGTCGATGATGCCAGTATTACAGCAGGTTGGCAGCGTGTTCCAGTCTTCTTTCGCTCCAGTCGGCCAAGTGTTCACCAGTCAACTATTGCCATCCATACGGCCGTTCATGCAAGCCTTGCAGAATCTTGGCAGTGCGATCATGCCGATCCTGAACGCGGCTTTCCAAACGTTCATGCCGGTATTGGGTTCACTGGTTGCGAATCTCACTCAGATTGGCGCGACGATCATGACCACTATCACCCCGGTCATCAATAACATGGCTGCAGTATTCAACGCCGTCCTGCCGGTCCTCCAACAACAGTTCCAAGTGTGGGCTTCCGCCATTCAAGGCGTCATCGACGCGGTATTCCCGTACATTCAGACGATTATCAGCACGGTAATGAACGTCATAAACGCCATCATTTCCGTCGTATTAGCTGGCGTACAAGGCGACTGGACTGCCGTTTGGAACGCTATAGGCAATCTTGTCTCAACAGTGTGGAATGGTATTAAAACCAACGTGTCGGCCGCATTAAACGCTGTTTCCGGCGTTGTCTCGTCAGTGATGGGCGTAATCTCGAACACTTGGGCCAATGCGTGGAATTCCGTTAAAAGTTTCGTAGCCAACGCTTGGAATGGTATTACCAGTGCCGTACGTAACGGTGTCAACGCGGTTTCCAACACTGTCAACGGTATCGGCGGTAAAATCAGGAACGCGTTCAACGGGGCCGGCTCATGGCTCGTTTCCGCCGGTAACAACATCATCCAAGGCCTGATCAACGGCATTAAGAATGCCATAGGCAATGCCGTCGCAGCGGTCAAGGGAGCGGCTTCCAGCATTGTCAACGCTGCGAAGGGCGCTCTTGGCATTCACTCGCCGTCACGAGTGTTCCGTGACGAGATCGGCAAGATGATCCCCGCTGGCTTGGGCGTTGGTGTGGAAATGAACGAGAGATTGGCAGTACGACCGGTACAGAGCATGGTATCGGATCTACTCCCTTCTTCACTGTCAGGCTCTCTCTCGGCTCCGATGGCTTCCCCGGTGGTTTTGAATGAGAATAACGGGCCTCGCGTGTCCGCTCCGATCACCGTCAATGCTTCCGATCCGACGATGGCGGCTCGGGAAACGGTTCGAATGATCAATTTTTGCTACGTGTGATAAGGATATGATGTGGTTATGCGCATGTTTTCCCCCGATTCCCGTGACCTTCAGTTAACGTTGAACGATTTTCCTCTCTATGGGGTGGACTCGTACGGCTGCGAATGGCATGTCACGTTTCAGGACGTGTCCGGCTTGTTCGACGGTGTGGGTTCGACTCTGCAAACCAGCGAAAAGCTTATGGCTGACGGCTGGTATGGGAACCTGCCTCGTTTGAAAGGCCGCACCGTTACCATCGAAGGCCACATCATCGGCCGGTGTACTGAATCGTGTGTAAGGGCGTGGACCGCGTTTAAAAGCGTTCTGAGCACTGCTGGTATGAGACTGACCGCAAGTCTTGGGGGTATCGGATTCCAAATGCAAGTGTGGCAGTCGGCATCCGCACCATTGATTAAATGGGCTGGGGTGAATATGCTTCGTTTCAGTGTTGGACTGACATCTTTGGACCCGTGTACGTACGGGCTTGAATTAGTGTCCGGCGTTTCGGGATTGCCGATCACGTTCGGTGGGATGACGTTCCCATACTGTTTCGGGACGTGTGGTGGTTCAGTATCGTCTTGGATGTGGGATGAGGATATCGTATCCGGTCGTGTCTCACTGTCGAATGTCGGTAACGCTTCCAGTCCGGTGTTTATTCGGATTGACGGGCCTGTTGTCAACCCGCAGGTATCGCATGTTGAGAGTGGGCATGTCATGGCTTTCGATATGAGGCTCGGCGTCGGCCATTATGTGACCATAAACGGTATGAACCATGAGATATTGGTCGACGGGTTTGACCCGGCTCGCGGTCGTGTCGTCAGACGTGAATGGAGTCAGGCTGTCGCCGGGGAGAACGAGTGGGCTTTCAGTGCGAGTGAATATTCGAGTGATGCTCGTATGACGGTTTCTTTCTATCCGGCTTACATGTAAGGAGTATGTCATGGTTTTGTCTGATGATCGGTTTGGTTCGTCCCGTTCCGTGGACGGGTATGCATTATGGGATACGACCGGGTTTCAATTCCTTTCGGTGTCTTTGACTACCGGAACCGTGTTGGCGGAGTTTCCAGCCTTGCAGGTTTCCAAGCTTTCGTATCGTCTCGAAGAAAAGACGAGTGAGACGGCGATGATTCCGTGGAGGAACATTCCTGCTAATTGGAATGAGGCGACGATCCCGTATGGGACGGCCATTGTTTTGGTGAGCGGACTGACTGTATTATGGGGTGGCATTATCGTCAAGAGGGAACGTGGCTTGCAGGATCAGGGATTGTCCCTTACGTTGGCGGCCGTTGAACACTATTTTGACACCGTGTATGTGAAGAATTGCTCGTTTTCGAAGCAGGACCAGTGCGAGATAGTGAAGGATCTCGTGTCGAGTACGCTCGCGGATCACCGGTTCGCGCTTCTGATGAACGTGGCTTCCAGTCGTATACTACGTGATAGGACGTATGAAGAGTCTTCCGAGAAAACATTGCTGAGTGCTCTTCAGGACCTTTCGAACGTCCAGAACGGTCCGGAATGGTGTACGTCATGGCAGTCCGTCGATGGTGGCAGGTATCTGCCGGTGTTGACGGTTGCGGACAGGATAGGTTCCGCCACTCCGATCACGACGTTTGACGAGAGTGTGATGACGTCTTTCAGGATCGTGGAGGATTACACGATTGGTTATGGTGCGAACATGGTCGTCGCGGTCGGGAGCACGTCGAGTGAAGACCAGTTGCGGTCTGATGTGATGACCGTGGACCAGTCTTATCGTCCTGTCGTTGAACATGTGGTCCGATCGTCGGAGAGTATTACACGGAAGGAAACGTTGAACGCTCACGCCATGTCCGTGTTACGGCAATTACAGGAGGGTACGAATACCGTTGGCATGACGTTGGATCTGATGGCTGCGCCTGTTGTTTATCAGGATTGGAGTCCGGGCGATGTCGTCGCGTGGGATATCACTGACGAGAGTGGGCGTTTGGAGGGTTTTGATCATGGCGAGGCGCGTGTCATCGGATATGACATTGATTTCAGTGGCTCTTGGACCGTTACGCCCGTATTGCAGTAGGAGGATATGATGCAAGGTAAGTTCAGGTTTTCGCTTGATGGGGTGGATGCTACCGCCCGCCAGTTTTCGGAGGTTCGTCGTCAGTTGCGGGAGTTGCTGGCGAGTGTCGGTAATAGCATCAGCCGGTTGGGGGGGCGTATTGCCACTGTCGAGGATGATTTTGAATCGTTGACCACTGACGCGGATCAGAGCGATGCTGGCAGGTCTGGCGTGGCGGTGGTACCGGCTCATGGTGGGACCGGCGTTTGTAACGTGTTTGACGCCACGCTTTCGGCGACGCCTCGGAAACCGGTTTATTGTCTTCCTGATGGTACGTTGGGGAGTGATTGTTCGTCGGCGGGTTCTGTGACGTGTGTTAATGATGCTGACGAGTTCGTTCCGTTGGATGCTCTCCGTCGGGTGAAATGGAACGTGTATTGGTTGAAGGATGATTTGAATCTGAAGCTTGATGACGCACAACCTGTCGTTGGTTTGTTGGCTGAGGATTTGGATGATGCCGGGCTTGGTTTTTTCTGTGAATATGACGGGGAGGGGAATCCGACTGGTGTTGATTATCCGAAGTTGAGTGTGGCTGCTTTACGGTTGGCTCAGGAGAGCATGGATGAGGTGGATGAGATTAAAAGCACTGTCGAGAGTCTTTCCGTGAAGATTGCTAAAATGGGGGAGGCTTATATTAAGAATTCTACTATTGGAGCGTAGTATGAGTATTGTTATGCATCCTTTGACCGCTGTGGATGGGTCTCCGGCTTACACGGCTGATGATTTTCGGCATGTCGTCAACCCGTTCTTGGCTCCGTCTGATGGTACGGCTTTTAACTGTGTTTCCGGCGTGTTGTATGGTGCTCAGAGCCCGTTGTGTGTGATCGACGGGTTGAAGGTCACTGTCCGGCCTCATTGTGGGATAGTGAGCCCGTGGGCGAATGCCGGAGCTTACACTTATGCCATTGTGAATAGTGAGATCGTGACGATTCCTGGCCCGTCCGGCAATTATAAGATCGCGGTCATTGTGGAGGATCCGAATCATTCGCATGGTAGCGTGCCTCGTGGCTTGGTGAAGGTGTATCCAGAGTCGGCTGCCGATAATACGATTCCTGGTTTGGTGCTTGCCTATGTTACTGCTGGTGTTGTTTCTGACGTGGCTCCTGTGTTGCGTCAGAGCATGCTGATGGAAGTGGCTAACGTGGATAGGTTGGAGGCTCTTTCCGTGGCTGACGGGCAGGAGGCGTTTGTGACGGCTTCCGGCACTCGGTATGTGAGGGAGAACGGCGTTTGGCATGACACTCTCGAAGTGGTTACCACTAATTGGCTTAATGGTAGTCTGACGATCCTGTATGGCGCGGATTTTTGCACTGTTCAGGTCTCTGGGATTCAGATCGATGCCGCCTCGTGGGCTGAGGTTCCTTTTACGGATAAGGTGAAGCAGGGGTGTCGTCCCGCGGTGGATATTTCGGCTGCGCTTTGCGTCGAGAATGGGGCTAGTGTCACTGGCTTGTTGATGGTGGGTGCTGACGGTACTATTAAGATCACTAATAGGGGCGGTGCCGGTTCGACTGGTTCCCGTAGGGGTAGCGCGAGCTGGCCGATTTCCAAACGGTATTAAGGATTTGCTGGGTTTTGGTTTTTGGCTGGTGTGCCACGATCGTGTTTGTTTGATCGTGGCACTTGTTTTTTTGGCGTGTTGGTCAGAGTGGGCAGATGCGGTCGCGGAGTTCGTCCGGTAGTGAGGGTTTGGGGTTGCGTGCGAGGAATTCCTTGTCGTCGATGATTTGGCAGAATTCGGAGAGCCAGTGGCCTAATGCTCGTATGTATCCTGTTTCGAGGTCGCTGACGTGTTGGAGGTCGTCTCGTGTTCGGATGAGTTTGTCGATTTTCTGGTCTTGGGCGTCGATTTGTTTTTTGAGTTCGCCTTGTGCTTCAACGAGGTGTTGGTAGGCGGTGGTGAGGTTGTTGCGTCGTGTGGTGGCCCATGTGATGGTGCCGCCTACTGCTATACCGGCGAGCCCGATGATGGATGTGATTAGTTCGGTCATATTGTTAAGTGTACTGTAGACTGTTTTGGTATGCTGGGGGTATGGATCGTGAATCAGTTGAGGATATTGTCCTTATTCTTTTAACGTCGTTTCTTATTGGCGTCATGGTGGTGGCTGGTTTTCTGATTGTTACTGGCCTTCCGGCTTTCGCCCGTTTTCTTTTTACCGTTTGGTATGTTTTGACTGTCTGAAAGGAGACAATATGTCATATGAATATATTACGCAGTATGATAGTCCGAATTATACGAGCGGCCGCCCGTATGGTATCAAATTCATTGTGATTCATTGGTGGGGTGATCCGAATACTCATCCGACGTTTGAGGGTGTGATCAATACCCTGTGCAGTAAGGCTCGTGGTGCTTCCGCGCATTATGTGGCTGAGGCTGGCCGTGTCGCGTGCATTGTGGACCCTGATGATCGTGCGTGGAATGCCGGGGATGGGATTGGTGTCCGTTCCAAGGGAAATGATATGGGCATTGGCATTGAGTGTAATCCTCGCCAGTCGGATGGGGATTATCTGACGGTTGCGCAGTTGATTCGTGATTTGCGTGCCGAGTATGGTGATTTGCCGTTGATTCGTCATCGTGATTGTTCTGCGACGCAGTGTCCGGGCTCGTATGATCTGGATCGTTTGGATCGGTTGTCGCGCGGTTTGGTGGCTCCGTCGAATCCGGTGCCTGTTCAGCCGGCTACGCAGTCGGTGATCAAGCTTGAGGTGGATGGTTCGTGGGGGCCTTTGACCATGCGGAGGGCTCAGGAGGTTGCTGGCACGTCGGTGGATGGTGTCATGTCCGGTCAGATTCGCTGTTTGGAGAATCAGAATATCGCCTGTTTGGAGGAGGGGACTTCCGGCAGTGATTGGGTTGAGTGGATGTCTCACCGTTTCGGTATTACGGATAGGCCGCGTAATGCGGGCCCGGAGTTCATTCACCGGTTCTTGATGGAAATGAACGGTTTCCCGGGAGATGGTATTATCAGTCCAGCACCGAGTATGGCCGTGAAGGAATTCCAGAAGCGGCTTAATGATTGTCGTATTTTCAACTGATTGGAAGGATTGTTTATGGTTGAGCATTCAGTGTTGACTGATGATGAGTTGTCTGGTGAGCCGACGGCTGATACCGCTATCGTGAATGAGTGTGCGGATGGTTCGGATAATTACGTGCCTACGTTCGATGTTGAGACTCGTCGTTGGGCGTATCTCGCGTCCGGGTTGGTGGGTATTGCCGGTGCTGTCGCGAGCCTTGTGAGCGCGGTTCCGGGTGTCCCGTCGTGGGTTGCCGTGGTTGGTGGTGCTTGCGCGCTGGTTGGTTCCGGTGTGGCTGGCTTGTTCGGCGTGCATTATGCCGGTGTTAGCCGCTAGTCTCCTCTGATATGTAAAATGCCCCGTGTTCGGCTTGTTCGGCCGTCTGCGGGGCGTTTTTGTACTGTTTTGGGGTTATCTCCAGTAGAAGAAGTAGATGGTGATTGGTGCTGTCACGGTGAAGTCGAGTCCGATGCCGTTGTCGACTTCGTTGATTGTCGTGGTTTCGACTCCTTTGATGTTGTTGAGTAGCTTGTAGAGGCTGATGAAGGCGTCGTAGTCTTTGATGCCGATTCGTCCGTAGGTGATTTCTGGTTCGATGCCGTCTTTGTCGAGGATGGTGCCGATTTTTGGCTGTTGGAGGATGATGCTGATGATGGTGTTGAGGTATTGGGCGGTTTTCATTGTTTGCTCCTTTTGTGTTGTTTCGGACTTTCTGCCTGATGTTTTTATCATATCATTAAAGGCGTGCCATGTTGATATGACACGCCGTGGAATCAGTCGGGGAAGATATCGGAGCTGAGTTTCTCGTTGAGTAGCTGTCGGTATTTCCTGAGCGGATGCCTCAATCCGTTTTCCCACATCATGATGACGGTCGGGCTGGATACGTGGACTAGTTCGGCGAGTTCGGTTTGCGTGTACCCGAACCTGTTTCGCCAGTATTTGAGCCGTTCTTGGCTGGTCGTCCGTGTTTTGATGCGAGCGTAGTCGACTGGGGTGTGTTTTCCGTCGGACGTGATGCCGTAGAAGAGACCTGTGTGTACGTTCTGGTGTATCGTGAGTTCTTCGTTCCCGATGGTGATGGCAAAGAGTGTCGTTGCCATGGTTTCCCTTATTCCCTTTCATCCGGTGTTGTGGTGTCGAGGATTTCTTCCATGAGTTCCTCGCCTTTCTTGGTGAGTTGCCATCTCCAGCATGGTCGGTTGTGGCTGCTGACACCGTTTCTGTCTATGCGATGGACGTATCCAGCTCGTTCTAGTTCGACCAGACGGCTTCTCAGGCTTTGTGGCGTGTCCCGCCACCGGAAGTCTTCTGCTATTTGCGTTAACTGTTCCTGGGTGATTGGTTTTTTGACGGCGTGGAGGATTACGATTACGTGGATTTGTGGGGTGCTGTGCATTAGATCCTGCTTTCTGCTTGATGCCTGTAGTAGGCGGCGATGCTTGTCGTTGCGGCCAGTCCGATCAGCCATTTGATACCGAAGTGGATGTGGAACGCTTTCGCGCTTGCGGTCCATGCCGGCAGGCTCATGTATGGGCTGAGGCACCATCCGCAGTAGGCGAGTTCTCCGAGACTGGATGTCAGGTCGTTGGTTTGGTTCTCGGTTTTGGCCGTGAGGTGTTTTCTGAGTTTGCTGAAGACATATGCGGGTCCCGGTGAGAGTTGCATCGTCGTGACGGCGTATCCGGCTGTGAGGCCGGCGGTGATGACCGCGGTCCACCATGCTGTTTTCATTTTGTAGCCCTTTCGTTATTCGTCGATGATTTCTGCCGGAGTGTAGCGGATTGTTCCGTTGAATAGTATCAGTGGGTATTTGATTGGTTTGCGTTGGTTTTTTGCGATGGTGCGGATTGAGGTGGCGGTGGGGCTACCGGAGGGGACGATGTGCAGTTGTCGCCACATCCATTGCGCTGCCGTGCGGCATGAGTTCAGGAATTTCGCGGTTTCGGGCTTACATGTGGGGCAGCCATCGAAGAGGAGGTAAATGTCTGGGCTTTTGAGGAGGGTGTCGATTGTCATTAGAATGATGCTCCTGTTGCTTCGGTGATGGTGTCGATGATGTGGAGTGTGTTGAGTTGTTTGCGTTTGTGGTTGGCGATGAGCGTTCTGATGTCCTTTCGGTGTATTGGGATGATTTGGTGTCGTGCGTCGCCGTAAACGCGTGGGTCGTACATGCTGAAGTAGAGTGTGTCGAGCGTGTCGCAAACAACGAAGTATTGGAGGACTTGCGCTCGGTATGTGTCGGGGATGAAGTCCATGCCGGTGGCTGTGAGGCTTGTGGCTGCTGGTGGGAGTACTTGCATGGCTGCGTCGGCGAGGTTTTCCGGGATTCCGTGGTGGAGGATGCGCTGTGAGTGGATCATCCATGGGATGACGGTTTGGAGGTGGTAGGCGCTGCCTAGGCTTTTGCATTCGATGGCCCATGTCGGGGTTTCCGATGCTTGGTAGGCGTCTGGGCTGCATGCGAGTCTTGGGTCTTCATCGCTTTCCCAGATGCCGCAGTCGGTGATGCAGTCTTTCCTCTGGTATCCGAGTTGTTGGAGTGTGAGGAGGATGTTTTCTGGTTCGAGTCTGTGTCCGCGTTCCATGGGGTTTTCATTGGTTGGCTGTTCGGCCATTGTTTCGGCGAGGAATTTCCAGAATTCGATGCCGGTCTTGAGTCGTTTGTTTTTGGATTCGGCTTCGAGGATCCGAGTGTCGTAGTCTTGTGCTTTTTGGAAGTATTTGGCGGATTCGGTTCGTGTTCCCGCGGTTTTTGATTGTTCGAGTGCTTTGTCTCGGTATCCGGTGAGTTTTTTGATGTCGGTTTGGGGGTAGTGGTCTAGGGCTAGACTGCCGCTTTTGGTACCGGTGATGCGGCCGATGCGTTCGTTGAGCCATGCTTCGGTGTCGTTTGCTTGTGAGAGGTTGATGATTTTCATTGTCTTCCTTTCTTTGTTGATATTCTTACTATATCACTCGGAGGGTTGGGGGGATATGACGGCGTGTCGCTTGTTTCATTCCTCCATTGCGCCACGGATATGACAAAAGCCCCGGCGTGATGTCGGGGCTTGTCTGTGTCACATTCGGTTGATTGTGTCCATGAGTTTTGTCAGGTCGGCTTGGGTGATTCCTCGCCAGCCTTTGATTTGCCGGTTTAGGGTGCCTGAAATGAATTCGCCGCGCGCTTCGGTTGGAATGGCGCGTGCATCCATCGCCTTGACAAGGGTGGCGTACTGGTCGGCCCCTATTGGCCGGTCGGCCGTGTCGAATTTCTGTTTGGCGTAGCCTCCGTCGTCGTCCTTGTCTGGGAAGATGCCAAGGATGGCGGTAAGGCTGTAGCGGCGGGCGTAGGTGATGGCGCTTCCGACTTGCTGTGGGTCTCCGGTGACAAAGAAGGGGTACTCGCAGACCGTCTGCTGTTCGTTTTCGTCGAAAATGATGGTTTCGACGGTGCCGAGGGTCTGCCGTCCGTCTCCCGTACCGTTGAAGGTGACCTTTTGAGAGAATGCGATGCCGTGCTTCTCGAAGATTGGTTTGATGTTCTTGAGGAGGGTGGCGAGGTTGAGGTACTTGTAGGTGCGGCTGCCGGCGTTGGCGGTCTCGTCCGTGGAGAAGTTCGGGACTTCGTTTAGCACTTGCATGAATTTCTTGTTGAGGTTGTTGTTTTCCATTTGTGAGTCCTTTGTGTGGTGGTGGTCAGTTCTTGCGGATAAGGTAGATTTCGTTCTGTGGGCCGTCGTAGTCTTGCTTGTCCATGAAGACTCTTAATGCGTCCATTCCGGCGAAATTGTATGCCTTGATGAAGAAGTCGAGGAGTTCCGGCTGGTTCTTGGCGAGAATGTAGAGGTAACATGCCCAATTTGCGTCCTTGTGGTCGGTTTCGTATTCTTCGAAGGTGCGGGAGAAGTCTTCGAAGGTGACGAATTTGTGGGTTCCGACGCGGTAGGCGAGGCCGATGTGGCTGAAGTGGACGTTGTAGTGGCCTTTCTGGTCGAGGCGTACGTCGATGTCGTGCATCATGGCTTTGGCCATGGTTGTGGTGATGGCGTTCATTTTGGTTTCCTTTTCTTTGTGTATGTCAAGCGTATTACTTGATATATCTATCATAACACAATGCGGCGTGCCTACAATTGCGACACGCCGCAGATTTGAAGTGGATTACGCCCCTACCGGTTCCTCCATCCGATAAGCACGGCGAGAGCAAGGATCAATGCCGTGAAGATGTCGCTAATCGTGCCCATTCCTTCTCCTTTCTGTATTCTTTGATGACCGCTTCGATTTCCGGCTTGCAGTATTGGGGGATGAGCGGCGCGAATTCGTCTACCGCCAGCCCGCCCTCATACCATTTGATGATCTGGTTCTTCGTTGCTTTCTTCATTTGCTTCTCCTTGCCGGCATGATGGATCTGACGTAGTCGTCGTGGACCTTCCTGACCCAGTCCTCGTCCATGGCGAGGATTTCGGCGGTCTTTTCGGCCGACTGGCCAAGGTCGAAAAGGTAGTGTTCCGCCATGACCCTTTCGATCGGGACGTCGTAAAACTTGCGTGTCATTTGTTTTTCTCCTCTATCATTCGGGCCAAGGTTTTGATGACGGTAGGCCAGTCGCTGGTCCGGATGCCATGCCATGCGACGCTTTCTAAGCCATCGGTTGATTGCGTCAGTCTGTGCAGGATGACCCCGCACGTGCTTGCCGTGTACGTCAGTTCGTGTCTTGTGGCTGCGAGGCGTGCGTACCATCGTGCCTTTTCCAGGTCTTCGATTGGTTGTCCTTTTGACTCGTACCTCCATAGGTATTTGATGACGTTTCCGGTGCAGAAGCATTGGTATTTGGTGAGGACGATGCATTCGTAGCCGATGTTGCGGTCGGCGTAATGGGTTGGATGGTCGATGTTGCTGGTCATTTGTTTTCCTTTGCTTCCTTTGCGGCTTTGGCTTTGGCTCGTCGTATGCGTGCTCGTTCGTTTTGTTTCCGGATGTATTCGGCTTTTTGTTCCGGTGTCATGGCGTGGTAGCGTGCTCTTTGTCTGGCGAGCATTGTCTCTCGCCATTCGGGGTCGCTGTGGTAGCGTTCTCGGGCCGCTTCGCGTTTTTTCTTCAGGGTTTTGGGATTGCTGTGGTATTCTTTCTGTTTTTCCGCGTAGTGTTCGGCGTGTGTTTCCCTCCATTTCCTGTTGGCCTCGGCGCGTTCCTCCTTGTGGCGGAGGTAGTAGCGGTAGTCGCTGATCTTGCGCCGTTTGGCCTCTGACGGCTGGCTGTTGCGCATTTCGTTGACCCAGCTCATCATGTTTGGGTCGTCGAGGTCGATTTCGACTGGTTCCTGCGTTTTCTTTCTTCCCATGTCGTGGTCCTTGTTTTAGAAGCAGTTTCGGATGATGTTTGCGCATTCATCGACGGATTTGATTCCCATGTAGAGGGATGTCTGCTTGACTGTTTCGTCTCCATCGAACGTGATGAATTCGATGTCGTCGGTGTCGTTGGAGGCGATGATGTAGACTGTGAGGCCGGATCCTTGCTTGGTGATTTTGGATGCCGTGACGCCGGGGTCACATTCCGCCTGTTTCATGTTGTATTTGTCTCCGAGTGTGGAGAGCGTGAGGTCGAGGGTGGTGGCGTTGGGATTGTTCATTTCGGGTTTCCTTTTTTGTGGTGTTCAGAAAAGCTGCTTGATGTCGTTCGTGATGCCTGCGGGTGTGATGGTTTGTAGTGTGACGTCCCAGTAGATGCCTTCGCAGAGGGAGTCATCGTCGGTTTCGCTGGGGTAGGATGCCGCGTTGAAGATTCCTGGTTCGGTTTCGTCTTCCGCGATGTAGACTACGATGTCGGAGTTTTCCTTGGTGATTTTAATGGTTTCCGTGTTCTTGTTGAGGTGTTCGCTGTACTCGTAGGGGAGGGCTGCGGTGAGGAATTGGAACAGGTCTTCGGTGTCGTTGATGGTGATCATTTTGGTTTTCCTTTTCTTTGCTGTGGCTTGGTGTTTTCCTTGCCTGACATGTATCACTATACCCAGATACGAGGTGAGACACGCCGATGGGTAAGGAAAAGGCGACACGTTTTTTACGCGTGTCGCCTTGGTGTGGTCAGAAGCCGAGGAGCGATTTGGCGGTCTGCAGCTTGTCCTGCATCTTTTTGCCTCTCCTGTCCGCTCCCTTGACTTCGAGGCAAATGCACATTTCCTTGAGTCGGCTGAAGACTCGCTGACGGCGGATGTCACCCCGATCTGTAAAGTCCTTCGGTTCGAGATTGGTGGTAATGATGATCGGCAGGCCGGCACGGTAGCGTGCGTCGATGACGTTCATGACCTGCTCCCATGTGAATTCAGTGTCGCGTTCCGCTCCTAGGTCGTCGATGATGAGGAGGTCGAAACGGTTGAGGTTGTCGAGGTATTTCTGGTCTCCGCCGAACTTTTCGCTGACCCGGCTGATGATGCGGCTGAAATTGGTCATCAGGCATGGCGTGCCTTGGCTGATGAGCTCGTTGGCGATGGCTGCTGCGAGGAAGCTTTTGCCGGTGCCGACTTGGCCGCAGAGAAGTAGTCCGGTCCCTTGTTCGCGCATGGCATCGAAGTTTGAAACGTATCTGCGGGCGATGTTTTCGTTTCGTTGGTCGGTGTGGTCGGATTTGGCGAAAGTCCATTTCCGCATTTCCGCGTCGGGGAAGCCTGTGCGTCGCATGCTGCCGAGGTATTGCATGCGGTCGCGTTTGCGTTTTTCCTCGGCTTCCCGTGCGTTTTGTGCGACGCTGCAGTCGCATGCGCAGTGGACGGTTTTCGTGGTGCCGTCGCTCTTGGTCAGGATGCATTCCTTTGGCGTGTGGCATTTGCCGCACATGAGGAGGCCGTCTTCGTTATCGTAGTCGCCTTCGTGTTCCACGTATTGGCGTGAGATTCGCGCGGTGATGGTGTTGATGGTGCCGGTGACGTGTTCCATGGTTTGGGCCCTTTTCTATCGTTTGCGTCAATGTTATCTCATGTGTCGTCGGCGTTGTGCGATGGCGTGTCGTGGGCTAGAAGACGCAGGTTCTCAGCCACTCGTCGTCTGCTTCCTTTTGCAGGCGCTGCTCCTCTTCCGTTAGGCCCCAGTGTGACTGCTGTGGCTGCTGCTGCTGCTGGGGCTTGGCGTTGAGGTAGCTCTCGAACTTCGGTCCGAAGAGTGTTTCGGGTCGGAGGTATTGGGCCATGTCGCGGTTGTTGAGCCAGTCGGCGCATTTCTTGTCGATGACGAGTTTGATTTCGTCGACGGTGAAGCCTTCCTTGAGCCGTGCCTTGACGAGTTTGCGAGTGTTTGCCGTAGTGGCCTTGTAGTGGGTGCCTGCACGGCGGTTGAGGTGGTCTACGACCTCTTCGATGGGGTCGGACCCCTTTGGCTGTGGGGGGGTTTGAGGCTCGTTGATGAGCGGTTGTGGTTCGTCGGTCGGTGTGTGCGGGTCGTCCGCATCCGCGGTCCTGTGTTCCATGTCGGAGTGTTCGTCGATGGAGTCCAGGCGCGTGACCGCATATTCGACGGCGCGGTAGCCGTGCTTCGTAATGCGTGAGGTCTTTGAGATTAGGCCCTTGTCGGCGAGGGAGGTGAGCGTCCTGTCGACCGTGGCCGTGGAGCATCCGCACCACTCGGCGACGTATTTTCTGGATCCGGTGAATTTGGTGCCGGCTACCTGCGAGAAGCCGTAGATGAGCGCGTAGACGAGTAGCTCGTTGCCTTTGAGGTTGAGCTTGGTGCGCATCCATCCTTGGATCGTAACGAAGTTGGCGTCCTTGATTTCCATGATGTTTTTTCTTTCTTTAAAAGTGAATCCCACTGACTGCTACCGTCTCCTACCCCGGTGGCAATCAATGGGATTCATGCCATGTGATTGATATCCTCCACATGAGTGGTAGGATCCTCACATGGCGTATGTCTTCTAGTATAACATGTTTTCTAGACGACACGCCGAAATGTTTTCAGATTAGCGTATACAAGCTGACATGTCCGCGATGGATTTCTTTGACCAAACCTTCGTTCTTAAGATCTCCAAGGGCCTTGACGACAGCGCTTGCGGACATGTATGGGAAGATCCGGGGGAAATCCTCGGGAGGTATCGGAACCCAGGGATGGCCGTCGTAATAATAAGCGTGATTCTTCCTCTTCTGTAGCCGGCAGAGGGTGCCGATCCGATCATAGACGGCCGCCGCGGAAAAACCTAGTCTCGCGGCCAGATCGAGCGCGGAAAAACGCCTACTCATGGTCAGTCTTCCTCGATGAAAGAGCTGAAGAGGCTGCGATTGTAGAGGATGCCTCCAAGCTTCGAAAGTGCGGTCACCGGGTTGTTATACTTCCGGCATGCGGTATCCCAAGCCTCGAGGACTTCCTCGTCACCGAACTTCAAGCACAGGCCGGAGAAGAACTTGCGTGACTTCTCCTCGCCTTCCTCACTGAAATGGACGCCATATCGTTCGACGAGGGTGTCCCCGATAGTGTCATAAACGCTCATTGTGTATCCTTTCTTGCTGTTGCATTACCTCAAGTATACTACGAAGCCTTGAAAAGCATCGAAGAGGTAGGCATATTCCGCACCCTCGCATCCCAGCCCTCACCCTCAACGCCTAACCCCTCACTCTCGATCCCCAACCCTCAGCCTCGGTGACGCACTCACCCTGGGCAACCACCCAACCAGGCCCCGCCAGGCTGTGTTTCCTGAGGGAGGGAGCGAGCTCCGGTAGAGAGAGTAAGCCTTAAGAGCTGAAGTTTAAGTGCTTCAGATTAAGGCTTGTTGATTGTTCCCGTCGGTCGTTCGGTCGCAACGGCGTCGATCATAAGAGTGGTGCATTGCTACCACTGGCGCGGCATACCCCCTCAGATCGCGCTACATCTTTGATGTGGCAGTGTCGGCACCCCGGTTATTCCACTGCCGTCTGAGGGGTCGGTCGAACATCGCACCTCTAACGTGTGTATCAACGAGAACTAGTCGTCGCCCATTAACCTAAAGCAAGGGAATTAGCCAGGGAGCTGTCGTGCCTCGGCACCCAAGTATGTCACATACTTGGCTTTGTTGAATTTTGTTATTACACCCCATTGTAAGCACACCGTGCTGTGATGGGGTTTTTCTTTTACGCCATCCGCTCATTCCCGGCATTCATCCCGCACGCCTTCCACTGCACATGCCTCCAGAACGCACGTAAAGGCCCCTCAGACCGATTTCCACATCAAACCCGATAACTCGTTAGGACCCACCCACGACAGCCCGTCAGAAAGGCCTTTACTCACGAAAGCGACGTTCCGACATAAAAAAACATCGAAAAAGCATCGAGGAAAGCCATGGGGTATCAAGCGGCGAGGAGACCGACCAACCCAAGCACTGACCGACTCCTCTCCATGCCCCGTCCAGTCCCGTAATCGAGACCAAGGCCCGAAGGGCAGCATCGAGGCCAAGACGGTATTCGCCTCCTTGCCCAGAGCCATGGAAGAGGCTTCGAAGCATCAGGTCAGATCCCATGGCTCCATGCCACGGTTTATCGAAGCCTTCAAGTCTTGGTTCGTAGATTGGTTTCGGTTTCTCTCTCTTTGGAAAGAAAGACTTAGTCTTTCTTTCTCTCTCTCTATCTCTATCTCTATCTATCTATCCGTATCTACCTATCCGTATAGAGCTATATATATGAGTCCTCATTTTGAGTGTTGGCCAGTCATCATTTTGAGTGTTGGGTACCATCATTTTGAGTGTTGGCCAGTCATCATTTTGAGTGTTGGGTACCATCATTTTGAGGGGGGGATTATCATTCTGCGGAGGCAAAACAAAACCCCGACCTGTTCAGGAACATTCCTCATCCTGAACAAGCCGGGGCCAGAGTTACGACGACTTGTCACGTCTCCCTGATGCTCATGCCATACCGTCGTGCGAAGAGCTTGCTCTTGAGCCTGTACACGTCGGTCCTCATGCCCTTCACATCCTCGACGATCTCACGGCCATCCTCTGTGTACACGAAGTCGGCCACGTAATAGATGGGGCGGTAGTGCCTGCCGTCCACGTCAAAGGCCGGGACGAGTTCATAGCGCACCTGCCGGCGCAGATTCTCGATGGCCCCATCCTCCTCCATGCCCTTCAGGACGAGATACCTGTAGGCTTCCCTACGTGAGTCGAATGTGATCCCATCCACGGTCGTCTTCTTGGCATGGAATTTGCTTGTACGCCAGACCATGGTCACCTCCCGGTGCTTCCGAAGCCGTTGTCGCCACGGTCCGTCCGAATGAAGCAGGAAACCTGTTCCATAGGTTCGCAGACCACCGGGATCACGACCAGCTGCGTGATCTTGTCACCGGCTTCGAACTTATAGTCCTCGCCTGTATGGCTGTAGAGCTTGACTACGATGCTCCCTGTGTATCCCTCATCGATGAGTCCGGTGCTCGTGACGGAGTGCTTGACGTTGAGGCCGCTCTTGCTGACGAGCAGTCCGGCGCATCCGTGCGGCAGTGCGACGTGCACTCCCGTGTCCACGGTGACGCTTGAATAGGCCGGTACGGTCACCGCCACCGGAGTGCGCAAATCCAGTCCGGCGTCGGTTTTGTGCCCTCGTGTCGGCATGTATGCGTCCTTGTCCAGCATGATTTCCATAACGTGTTCCTCCATGTGGTATAGTTGCCAATGTCGGAAAGTTTTTTGGTTTCCCTTTCCGACTGCCTTTCTACCATAAAAAATGCCCACCCGGTTGACTGCCCGGGTGGGTATTGTTTTTTTACGTTCGTGTCAGCGATTGCTGTAACCGCCGCTCAGCGTCTTGACGAGCCAGTAGAAGAAGTAGATGCCGCCGGTGAGGACGCTGTACACGCACACCTTGATGAATCCGGGGGCCTTCTTCTTGCCTTGGTCGGCCGACTGTCCCATTACGTTGTTGATGATGATTGGCTGCTGCGTCGGCTGCTGCTGGGCTTCGGTCTGGTTGGTGTTCTGCTCGTTCATTTTTGGTTCCTTTCTAAATGTAGGATTTTTATATCCTGCGTTGTTTTGTGATACTTACAATATCATATTCCACTGGTCGACACGCCGAACGGACGACAGGACGTCACGCACTCCGGTTGCGAACCGAAAAAATCGTACTATATTAGATCTTGCCCTCATTGTGTACACCTCACGATAAGTGCTCACCGGTTTTCCTTCCCCCTTCCCGGTGAGCACTTTTTTATACACGGCCCCGATCTACGCTACCCATGCCAATAACTCCCCGACATACAAATAGGTTGCAACCTTCATCAAGACGTTATATAATGAGACTTATGAAAGCTAAAGATTACACAGTAACAGTCCCCGAATATGCCTCCCGCTGGAAGCTCAACATTCAGACCGTCCGCCGCTTCATCCGCGAAGGACGACTCCACGCAGTCAAGGTCGGCAGATGCTACTTCCTCGACCCGAACGTCATTCCGGACAAGGACAACCACTCCGCCAACGAATAAAACACAATGCAAAAAGGAGCCAATCCAATGAATACCGAAATCCAAACATTCACCTTCCGCACCGCGTCACTGCGAGTCATGACCGACGAGGCTGGCGAACCATGGTTCGTCGCCAAGGACGTATGCGACATACTCGAACTCAGCAACGTCGGCCAAGCCCTTTCCCGACTGGATGAAGACGAAAAGAATTCCATCATTTTAAATGATGGAACCCCCGGCAGCCCAAACAAGGCAATCGTATCCGAGCCCGGCATCTATTCGCTTGTCCTCGCATCCCGCAAGCCAGAAGCTAGGGAATTCAAACGCTGGGTCACCCACGAAGTGCTCCCATCCATTCGCAAGCATGGCGCATACATGACCCAGCAAACCCTCGACAAGGCACTCACCAGCCCGGACTTCCTCATCCAACTCGCCACCCGACTGAAGGAAGAACAGGAAAAAGTCAAGGCATTAGAGCCGAAAGCGCAAGCCCTCGAAACCTTCACCAACGTGGAAGACCGACTGCTCGTCCGCGACGCAGCCAAAATCCTCTCCAACTCCGGCACCCCAATCAGCGAAAAGCAGCTACGCGAATGGATGGCAACCAACGATTGGATCTACAAGGCCAATGGCTCATGGCACGCCACCGCAAAACACTGCACCGCCGGCCACCTCGTCATGGTCATGTCCCAAAAACACGGAGCCAATCCGGACGGCACAACATTCGCCTTCCCGCCCACCGTACGCATCACAAGAAAAGGACTGGCCCTGCTCCACAAACGACTCGGCGAAACACGACTGAACAAAACCCTCGAAACAACCACCCACTGACCAAAAGAAAGTACTAACGCTCATGAACGACCCGCACATCATTCTCCCCTCCGCCCGCCTAGTCGCCGAACCGGAATCCAAGCAGACAAAGAACGGCACCCCATACTGCCTCATCCGCGTAGCCGCCAACGGCAGCCACAAGGACAAGCAAACACAACAGTGGGTTGACCATGACACGATGTTCGCCACGATCTTCGAACACGACCAGCGTCTCGCAGCAACCTACATACAGTCACTGCACAAAGGCACTCCAGTCCGAGTCGAGGGCGACCTGAAATGGTCCACAGGAACCGACCGTAACGGCCAGCCACGCACCGACTTCACCATCAACTACGCAAGCATCAGTCTGATCCTGCAGAAAGCCAAGACACAGCAGGCCACACCGCAAGCACAGTCCGTCGGCTACGCCCCAGCGGCACAACAGTCAGCATACGATGATCCATACGCCAACGTATGGTAAAAGAAAGGAAAAGCCCAACCATGAACAATAACAAAGATCCATTCGGATATCGGGTGGGACGTATCCTCGCCTACCTCCTCACCGCACTGACCACGCTGCTCGTCACCGGAGGAGGCATCGCGCTCCTGAAACTCATCATCGACTTCATCCTCAACTAAATTAAAGCCCCTCCAACAATACGGAGGGGCTTTCTTGTAAACAGGTATAATCAGCCATATGACAGACGTAACAAGAGATCATCGGGGCCGCATCACCGGCGGCGTCCTCAACCCCACCGGCAAAGGCGGATTCCAAGAAAGGCCAGAAGACCGAGGCTCATGGACCAAAGACACCAGCCCCACACGCTGGATGCGCGAATTCAGCAAACTCACCATGGCGGAAATCAACGAAAAAGTAAAAGACCCGACCTTGACGATGGTGCAGCGAATCGCCATCAAACACGTCCTCGACGCATACAAGGACCCGCATGTGACATCCGACTACATCGACAGGCTGGACGGCAAGGCACGCCAATCCACCGACGTCAACGTCACCAACTACGATCCACCGAACATCACCCTCGAACTTTTCGACGACAATCCAAAAAACGACAAGGACGACCAGCAAACACATAAACTGGAAGCATGCAGATAGCAAAACCTTACCGAGACCTATGGTGGTGGCTCCACACGGAGACGCCACCATATCGTTATTACTGCTATTCAGGCGGCCGAGCCTCAGGCAAAAGCACCGCCGTAGCACAAAGCCTCATACTCCGTGCCGCCAGCCAGCCAATCACCGTCCTATGCGCGCGAGAATTCCAGAACAGCATCGCAGATTCCGTCCATAAGCTCCTTGTGGGCACCATACGACAGTTCGGCTTGCAAGGATTTGAAATCACCCGCGATAGCATCAGCCACATCAACGGCAGTACTTTCATCTTCCGTGGCCTGCACAACAACATCCAATCCATAAAAAGCATCGAAGGTATCGATGTTTGCTGGATAGAGGAAGCCCAAACCATCAGCCAGACAAGCCTGACGACGCTCATCCCGACCATCCGCAAAACCAACTCCACACTGATCTTCACATGGAACCCCCTCACCAGCCACGACCCCGTCTGGACATACTTTGTCACCACGGACTCCGAAGAACGCCTACGCCAAACATGCCACTGGCACACCACATACGAGGATGTGCGCCGCCTCATCAGCAAAGACGTCCTCGACATGATAGAAGCCGACGAACAAACAGCCGACTACGGACACGTCTGGCTCGGCCTACCATACGCCGACACGGACAACCAGCTCATCAGCGACGCCATGATCAACGAAGCCCTCCACCGCACGCCATCGGACGGTCCGGTCACCTTCGGTGTCGACGTCGCACGATACGGCAACGACCGCACGGCCCTCACCATCAAACGAGGCAACCGGATCGAAACCCTCGAATCATGGACCCACACAAGCATCGTCGAAACCGCCGAAAGAGTCAGACTCCACGCTTCACGATACCAGCCGATCGACATTCGAATCGACGACACCGGCGTAGGCGGAGGACTCACCGACCTACTTAAATCATGGGGACTGCCAACCACCGGCATCAACTACGCCGGCAGCCCAAAGGACCAGCAATACCCCAACATCGCATCCGAACTCTGGTTCGACTTCGCAAACATGCTCCCCCAACTCAGCATCAACCCACAACTCGCCGACCTCGCCAAGCTCACCACCGAGCTAACAACACGCAAATGGCACATAAACAGCCGCAACCAACGCCAAATCGAAAGCAAACAAGACTACAAAGGCGCCATGAACCTCGGAAGCCCGGACTTGGCCGACAGCACGCTCCTCGCATGCTACGAGCCGCCGAAACTCCCCTCATGGGACGTCATGGTCTGCTGACCTAACAAGTAATATACTGAAAACACACAATCCGACTAGTAAATCGAGGACAAAATGGCTTTACTCAACAACATTCGCAACGGCTTCGCGAGCGCCTTCGGTCGAACCAACGCACCCCACAGCACACCCACCCCGGCAGGCGGCAACACATGGCAGCCACTCGGAGGCAACGCCATCCCGATGCACGACACCTACGACAATATCTTCCCCTACACCAACGCCATCGCACAACGCTTCAGCACCGTCATCCCCTACGCAGTCACCACCGACGGACGCAAAATCGACCCGGCACCAGCCGCACTGGCCGCCCTATACGCGCCAAACGACACTTACAGTTGCCTTGAATTTTTGAAACTCATCGCTACAAGCATCCTCACACAATCACATGTCGACATCCTCGTCTGGACGACCGAAGGCCCCGGCGGCAACATCACCCCGAACAACATCACCGGATACACTATCCTCCCAGCCAACAGCCGTGTATATGACGACAATCGCTCCAACTGGTACCACCGCGTAACCATGGACCTCGGCAACGGACCACACCAATACGAATTCACCCGCAACGAAACCATCTCACTAAGCTACAGCCGCCACCCAAACGACCCGACACGCGGCATCAGCCCCGCCATGACGATCAAAAAATGGGCCAACGTCGACGACATGATAGCCGACTACGAGCGCGGTTTTTTCGGCAACAACGCCGTGCCAGCAGGCATGCTCGGCATCGTCTCCGAAAACACCGAAGACTTCCAACGCAACCGGGCACGCCTCGAAAACACCTTCCGCGGAGCCGGCAACAACAACGGCATCGTCTACAACATGGTGCCCGTAGACCCCACCACACACAAGCCAAGCACGGCCAGCAAACTCATCTGGACACCATTCCAGAACTCCAACGACACACTTGACCTGCAAACCGTGTCCAACGTCGTCAACAACCGACTCGCCAACGCGCTCGCGGTTCCCGACATCATCCGAGGCATCGACAACGGGCAAACCTACGCCAACGCCGAAATGGCCGAACGCGCCTTCATCGAAAACACCCTCAAACCACTCTGCATGACAGTGTGGGACAAATGGCAATTCGAACTCGACCGCATCACAGGAGGACTCGGCTACGGCATCACATTCGACCTCAGCCTGCCAGCCCAAACCGAAGTCGAACGAATCCAAGCCGAAACACAGCAAATCCGCGTTAACTCACTCATCCAACTCGTAAACCTCGGAGCAACCGTCGAAAGCGCCGCGGAAGCACTCAACCTGCCGGAAGCATACAAACGCCTCGCCCTGCACCGGACCGACATCCCTACGCCACCAATCCCCCCCTCTCGAAAAAGGAACACACGACCCATAGAACCAACGAAAAACACGACGACCGAAGACCACGTCATGACCGCCACACGCACCTACGTGAACCGAATCATCCGCCTCACCAACCGTTCACACAACGGCCTGACAGACGACCTCGAAACCATCGGCAAACAATGGGTCAACGACGTAGAAGACAACCTCCTCACCCACCTCGCCGACTATGCGCGCAAAACCGGCATGAAACTCGAACAAGTCATCACCGCATGGAGTGAACTCCATCCGGACCATCCCCTCGCCGTCGACATCCAGTCCTACACGGTATCCGACTGGCAAAAACTCTATGACTGGACCACACTACCGGACGACGTCAGAACAGCATACGAACACCACCTCCAGGAAATAGCCCGTACGACATCCAAGACGATCACAGACAAAACACTGGAACTCCTAAACCGGGCTGACAGGGAACAATGGGACGCACACCGACTCCGTGAAACACTCGACCGACTCGGAAACGACCACGCCGAACTAATCACCAGATGCGAAACCGTCCAATCCCAAAGGCTAGGCAGCTTATACAGCGCCCGTAACCTCAGCGAAACATTAGGGGTCAAACTGCAAAAGGTATGGCGCACCACCGGTGACGGCAACACATGCGAATTCTGCCGTCATATGGAAAGTACGACGATGCCGCTCGACTCCACCTACATGGCAAAGGACACGACCATCAACATCAACGGCCACGACTACACGAACAGCTTCGAAAACATGGTCACACCGAACGCACATCCGAACTGTCGTTGCTACGAAGACTACGAAGTAGTTGAAGCTTAACCGCACATGACGCCGTGGTATCATAGTGCTCGTCAAGACGCCACCTATCGGAGTCCTGACGGGCACCACCACACCAATCCGAAAGGATACGATTTGAAGATTCGCAAGAGTCTTACACATAGCGGTGCTGTTGAAGCAAAGGGCCGCACCCTCACATTCCTTGCCAACAGTGGCAAGCCAATGTGTGACGGCCTCACCGTGGACCTATCCACACTCAAAGCGCCGCTCATCGACGGCAGTTTGAAACTCGTGGACGAGCTCACAGAATCCGACCGGCTAACGCTGCCGCTCCTAATCGACCACGAGCCAAGCATCAACTCCCAAGCAGGCGTCATCACCCGCCTATGGATGACCGACGCCGGACTCATGGCCGAGGCAAAACTCAGCGAAGTCGACAACGGCGAACGCGTCCGCCAACTCGCCGCAGACGGATGCCTGACCAACAGTTTCAGCATCACCGTCGAATTTTCCAAAAAGCCAAGCGCGGACGGCATCATCCACGACAGCGAACTGGTGGAAATCAGCGTCGTCTACCGTGGAGCCGACCAACGAGCAGCCTTTACGGCAATCAACAAAAGAAATGGAGACAACATGAACCCGGAACTCATGAAGAAACTGGCACGGACCGTCGCAGAGTTTAAACTCTCCCCGGACGAGGCCGCCAACCTGACATCTTCCATCACCGACATCATGTCCGACGCAGTCGACGACATCACCGAAGCCGTCAACGTTCAGACCGACGCCACGCCGGACAACCTACAGCAGACCCACGCACCGGAGGAACCGGTCCAGTCCGCAAACAAGCGTCCGCTCGTCATCGTCAACAAGAGCAACCATACAGCCAGACAGTCCGGCATCGTCTCCCTTGGCCGCAACCGTAAGACGTGGCTAGACTCCCCGGACGCCATGGCCGCCTTCGAACGCACCCTCATCGACAACGACAACAAGGGCGTTGAAGCATTCCATAAGGGATGGGCAGACACCGTGTCCCACAACATGGCCGACACCGCCTCCTTTAGCGTAGACAAGACCGACGTGGACAAGTTCATCCCGACCGAAGCCATTACCGCCATCAACGACGCTCTGAACACGCGCGGCTCCGGCCTGTGGAACCTGTTCCGCAAGACCGGCATGGACAGGCTCACCATCGGCGGCAACATCCTCGGCCTCTCTGACGAGACCCGCGCTCACGGCTACCCGGTCGCCTCCTACGGCACCAAGAAGAAGGACCAGGCCCCGTCCTTCGTGAAGCGTGAGCTGACCGCGGACTACACGTATAAGTTCATCACCCTCAACAAGGGTGACATCCGTCGTACGCAGAAGCCGGGCGCACTGCTCCGCTACATCCTGTCCGAACTGCCGAACTATATCATCCAGACAATCGAACGTCAGGTCGTGCTCGGCGGATACGATGACATGGCCCACTTCCGTTCCATCACCGCCGACGCGGCTGACAAGTCCTCCGAATGGGCCGGTAGCAAGTTCGCCCTCACCTACGCCCTCACCGAAGACGCGCCGCTCATGGGCTTTGTGAAGGCTTCCCACATGGTTCGCGCCCAGGGCAATAAGGTCCTCGTTTGCAATGCGGACACGGTAGCCGACCTGCTCATGTCCGCCGATGCGAACGGCAACAGTTACATCGCCCTCGGCGGTGACGACACCCTCGCCCGTGCTCTCGGCGTCTCCCAGATCATTACCCCGGAATGGTGGACCGCGGAAGACGACAAGAAGACGTTCGGCGTGGTCATGAGCGCCTCCCATTACGCGCTCGTCGGTGACACTTCCGTCGAATCGTTCACGAATTTCGCACTCCAGACCAACACCAACGAATACCTGCAGGAAATCTACGCCGGTGGTGGCTTGGACGCTGAGAAGTCCGCAGTCGTCATCAAACCGAAGGCCTGATAATGAACGCTGAAATGTATTCACGAATCGGCGGCAAGGCGCTGCCCGAAGATAATGTAAACACGGTTAAGGTCATCAATTTCGTGGATGAGGGAGGTCAGCCGGTGGCTTTCGGTCAGGGAGCTCAGGGCCCGGCTGGTCCGGCTGGCCCGAAGGGTGATACAGGCCCGGCTGGTCCGGCTGGCCCGGCCGCCACGATCACCAAGGCCGCCCACGTCGACCCGGCCGCCGGCACGGTAGCGGACGTGGTGAACGCTCTAATCGGCGCTGGCCTCATGGCTTCCGCCTAACAGCCGGCCAATAAACAACTAGGTCCTATCGTTACAATTAACGGTAGGACCTATTCATATATCAGGAGGAAAAATGATAATCGACGACACCATACGCGACAGGGTAGGCGAAACCGCATACGACACATGGAAAGACGCCGCACTCGCCACCCTCTCCGAACTGATCTGCATGAGCGATTTCGAACAATCCATCACCGACATGACAGGCACCGTCAGCCAAGACGGCAAACACGTCTACCTACCATCATGGTATTCGGGAATATGGTCGGCCAAAACGACGGACAACACTCCCGTCAACTATAAAGTCACCTACGATAAGAGAGACGGACTAACACCACCCACCTCATACACGAAAATCCTGACACTCACCAGCGAATATCCAGTCGGCACAGAAATCATCATCACCGGCACCCACGGGTTCAACCGACTCCCCGCACCACTCACCGCCATCCTCACGGCCATCATCCAAGCCGACCAGTCAATGACTGACAGGACCGACAGCATCACCTCCAAACGCATCGAAGACGTAAGCGTAACCTACGCCGACACCGCCCAAACCACGCTCGAACACGCACTCACCCCCTACAAGGCGCTGCTTGACACGTGGAAACTCTGCCCCTCCAGCACGGACACCGGCGGCATCCTCAGCATGCCGACACCACTCCACGACCTACCATGGTGGATGAACGAACAAGACCTAGGAGCAGTCGACTATGCCATCATGTAACCCATTCCAACTCTTCCCCCGACAAGTCCAGCCGGCCACCATCTGGAAATACACGGCACCCGGCCTCGACAACATCAAACTCGCCGACGTTAAAACGATCGTCAAACACTCCACCGAAAGCGACCAGCCAGTCGAATACGGCAGGCGGACCTCCTCCCCGC